GTCGAAGACACGGCTCCGCGAGACTGAACGAAATCGCTTTCGTTATCGTTTGCGACGATGCTGATTTCGCAAAGCATCAGGCAAGCCGGTTGCCCCGTTCCCCACACAACGGCGCGCGGCAAAGCGTCTGGCGGGTTTACGGGTTGAGCGCACCCGCCGAGCAATAGCGCCGCAAGGATGAGAGCGCGGGTCATGACGCTGGGCTCGCTTGTTTTTCTCGCCGCGCTTTTTCTTTTGTCCAAGCGTCGACGACATGCTGATATGGTGCGAAATCCGTAATCTTTTGATTGAGCGGCTTTTCGTCGCCGTCCATCTTGAACTCGATTTCGCCGTGATCTCCGCGCCATTGAACAGCATGAAGATTGCCAGGAAATTTCAGCCCTTCAATTTTGAGGGCTTCGCCGTTAATAATGACCATTTGGTCGTCTGGAACGATTGTCACGCGCATAGCGGTTCTCCTTAAATCTTGATGATGTAGTTAAGAGCGATGTACGGCGGCTCGATATTGAGCGCGTTCATCGTGAGGCCGTGAGTGTGCGCGCCACCGCCGCCGACAAATGATGTATAAATTTCTGCTGCTAAGCCATCGCTCGCAAACGTAAGACGTCGCTGGGCCCCCGGACCACTGTTTAGAGAAAACCCATTTCCGTCAGTAAAAATCGGAACGTGCTGGTGCGACGGCATTTCCGCATTCGTCAATGTCGTGTTTTGCACTGTCCCTGTTGGTGTGACGATTTTCGCGCCGCCTGTATTCGCCAATGGTTTAGAGCCGCCAGTGCCGATTGGGAACTTGTCCGCAAGGTTTGGAAGGTTAAAATGGTTCGCATCTGCCGACCCGTATGCCGTCCCAATCGCTGCAAATAAGTCTTTATACGCCGAACGAAGAACAGAAGCACCGTTGCATAGCAGCCAGTCAGCGGGTACCACCGTCCCGGCAAACTGCATGATCGCGCCAGACGGAGTTGCCGAAGGCTTAACGGCGGCTAAAACATCAGAAAGTTGTTGCCAATCGCCAGGATTATACGGACCAGCCGCGACATCGTTCTTTGCCTGCAAATAGCCGCCTGTTGCTGGGTCATAGATAATCTGACCGGTCGTGTAAGTCGCCGTTGCGCTGAACACGGGAGCCAACGGTGCGCCGCCGCCGAACTGCGCCGTGCCTGACGCGCTCACCGAACCGATCTCGTGGTCCTTCGTACCGTCGAAGAAATAGAGCTTGTAACCGCCTGCCGGAACCGACTCCGACCAAACGGCACCGGCTTTCAAATAAGCAGGCCGCGTCGGGTTCAAGTGCGAGCTGGCGACCGCCTGCTCGAACCTGTTGAGCCGATCAGCAAGATCGGTCCCGGTGGTCGTGGTCGGATCGATCGGGAAATCGCCCGTATTGATAATTGCCATTGATCGGCCCTCCTTAAATTGGTGCGGAACGCAACCGCCCGTAACCCTTCGCCATCACGTCAACCTTACCGGCCTTGGCGACACCGGCAGTTGTCTTCAGCACGAGGTCAAACGACCGCGCGTTCCTGTTGCTGATTTCCGCAACGAGATAATCAGTGTTCCCGTCGATGGTGACGGCGAGCGTCGGCACTGCGCGGAACGCTGGGTCGTAATTGATCGTCAATCCGGCAGGCGGAATGTTCACGTCGTTGATTGACCAAATACGGTCCGGCATATCGACATGAATTGCGCCTGACTTCACGACCACCTTCACGTTCGGGTCGTAAGAGCGCGTCACGATGCGGAACTTAAACAAACGGCCCGTGAAGTCGCCGACATTGACCGGACGCCAATCGCTCCACACGGCGCCACCGGCAGACCCGATCGGGTTGATCGCGGCTAGGTTCGGCAGCCAATCATTCATGAAGGTCTGCGAGGACGAAACCGAAACCTCAAGCCACGCATCCCATTGATCAGCCGACGCCTTAGCAAGCGGGATGACGGACGAGAGCGGGTTCCATCCTGACATGAAATCGTCGGCAGATGCGCCGTAAGCCTCGATCATCGACGAGATGCGGGTCTCGTAGATGTCGCCCAGGTCAACAATCTTCGAGACGCCGTAAACGCCGTTCTCGATGACGGAGCCCCAGTTCCCGGCACTCATGATCGTGTCGCCGACTTTAACAAGACCCGACAACGACCCCGGCCAAGCTACCGGCGTTGCCTCGCGGTCGTTCACGACTTCAATCACGTTGATGTTCGGTAGGACGGAAACCGTTGTGCGTTGTTGCGCGATCGCTGATTTATTGCCGGACGTATCGACCGTGCGGATCATGTATGTGCCGGTTCTGGCGCCAGCCGTCACCCGCGTCTCTTGCCAGCCAACCCGTGCGAGATGCTGCGAGCTGTCCCATGATGGTGCCGTCACGTTCGGCGTGTACCGGATATCGTAATGGTCGATATCGGGATCATCTTCGGTCTGCCAAAACAGAACGACAAGCTCGGATTGCACGTTGACCGCAAAATGCGCTGGCGGCTTTGGTGGCTTGGTGTCGCGGTCAACCTTAACCGTTGTCGATTGAGGCGTTCCGATCAAGCCCGTCTTCGAGACCGGCGTCACGGTAATCGTCGCCGTCTTGCCAGCAAGATCAGGGCGGGACAGGAGGTCCACTAACCATTGCTTGCCCTGGTCAGGCGTCGCCTGGAGCTGGAACTCCGCAAGACCCGGCACCTTGACGCTGATTTGATGCTCGCCAAGGTTGAAGCCATCGGTCAACCAAGTGAGATCGACCTTACCGATCGGGCGACGGTCGACGTAAGTGATCTCATAGGTCGATTTGAGATCCTTGACCACGAGATCAGACTTGAAAACGTCCTTCCCGAATTGCGGATCCCAATCAGGGATCGGTCCTTCGTCAGCCGTATAAACCCCAGGTACATAAGGGACGAGGCTGATATCGGCCGTGAGATCCGCACCGGGCGAAATCTCAAACACGAGATACTTACCGACAACGCGGTCGCTCTCTCCGACAACGATCAGATCGCCCGTCTCGATGCCGGTACCGTTATCAATGTCAAAGGTTGACCCGTCGATTGTTGCCGTGATGGTGCCGCTGCGGATTGTCCCGTCACTCAACCTAACCGTGTAAGAAGTCGGTGCGGTTCCGATTGATTGATCGATAACAATCCTGTTTCCGGTGATGTCCTTCACCCGCGCATACATTCCGCCGACCTTGGGAACGTCATGCGCGACGTGGACCAATTCACCGCGCTGCACGGCAAGGTTCTCAACGTCCGTCTTGATCGAGAAGACCTCGGAGCGATGAACCCCCTGCGCCATCATATAGCGGCCGAAGCGATAGGCCTGCGCGTAAGACGTAATACCGAACGTGGTCAGGTCTTCAAAGATCGTCGAGTTCGTCTCGTCGTATCCGTCATTATAGACGTTGAACTCGGCGGTCTGCCAGGCAAGATCAGGGTCGGTGAACTTCACGCGGAAAGCGTGCGGCTTGTCCGTGAACGACCGGTTGCCGCCAAATCCCCACGAGTTCGCAGGTGTGAAGACCTGGCGCGGAACCGTCTGCTCGGCATCGATGAGGCATCCGTACTTGCCGCTTGCCGTGATGATCATCTGCGCCCGGCACCCGGACAGGATCGACGATACGGCCTCTTGCACCGTTGTGCGGAAGTCGATCACCACGTCGCACATATAGCGCGCCTGCGTGGTCGTGACCCCGTTCACCGTTGTCGTAACTTGCTCGTCGCAAATTGCCGCCAGCTTTAACCATGACGGCATATCAAGCTGATCATCCCGCAGCGGCGTCTTGTTTGCCGTGCCGGTCAGAATATCGAGAACGATCCAGACCGGGTTGCGGGTTTCCTCCGGCGTTCGCCATGACGTGCCATCATGCCACCGCAATTTGCTCATGCAGATTGCCGACAGGTTCTGCACCGCGCCGCTGATCTTGTCCGATGCCACGACGCTCATTTCGAGCATCGTGTGCGGCTGATCGAGCTTAATAATACTGCCAGACCGGAAGGATTTAATGAGCGTCAGGAACGTCTCGTTGTAGAGCGTATTCGTCAGCGAGATGTCGTTTTTGCGGACGACTTGGATCTCGTAAAC